AACACGGGCAAACATTAACGACGCAAACATAACGCTTAACTGGGATAACCTAGAGGCGCTGTGCCAAGACTGTCATAATAAAGAGCATCATAAGCGGGTGCCAAAGCTGCGGTACGGATTCGATGCAGACGGGCGCATAGTCCCCCCTATACAGGAAAATAATTAAAGGGGGAAGATACCGAGGGGGATACCTTAAAATTACCCTCCGGGCGCGCGCATACGTGGTGTAGGGGGTGTGGTGGGGGCGATCTGGAAGCGGCGGCAGGCGGCGGGAAAGAGAGGTAGAGGGAATGGCTGCGCGGAAAAAGAAAAAAGAAAACCGTATCAAGGACGAGAAAAAAAGACTTAAGGAAATATTTGCAGAGCTTGAAGAAAATAAGCGAAATTTAGTAACGCCGCTGATAGAAAAGGCTGCTTTTATGAGTATAGAGCTTGATGACTTGCAGGAAACAATAGAGCAGGAGGGCTGGACGAGTGAGTACAAGAACGGTGAAAACCAGTACGGGACGAAAAAAAGCCCGGAGGCAGAGACTTACATAGCATTAAGCAAGAACTATGCGGCAGTCATTAAGCAGCTGACAGAATTAGTGCCAGCCGCAAAAAGAAAGGCAAGCAGGCTGGCTGCCCTGCGGGACGAGTAGGCGGCAGTGCTGCCCTATAAGAATTATATCTATGAGTACCACGCAAAAATAACCAGCGGCGAGATCGTAGCGGGGAAATGGATAAAGGCAATTTACAAGATCATTGTAGACGGGCTGGAAAAACAGGAATATTTTTTCAATGCAAAGGCGGCAAATAAGGCGATCAAGTTTATTGAAAATTTCTGTCACCACAGCAAGGGGCGCAGTGACCTTATAAAGCTGGAACTATGGCAGAAAGCTATTATTTCTGTCATTTTTGGTATACAGGACGCAGAAAAAGTGCGCGTTTTCCGCGAAATTTTTATAGTTATCGGCAGAAAAAACGGCAAAAGTTTATTTGCCTCTGCCATTATAGCGTACATGGCATTTTTGGAGCCGGAATACGGGCAGGAAATTTATTGCTTAGCGCCTAAGTTAGATCAGGCGGCGCTGGTATATGACGGATTTCACAAAATGGTAAAGGCAGAGCCGGAGCTTTTGGAGCTGGCACGGAAACGGCGCAGTGATATTTACATTGAGGAAACGGAAAGTTTTGTCAAGCCGATTGCCTTTAATGCAAGGAAGTCTGACGGATTTAACCCGCAGCTGGTAGTATGTGACGAAATGGCGGCATGGAGGGGCGATGCGGGGCTAAAGCAGTATGAGGTTATGAAGTCTGCTTTAGGCGCACGCACGCAGCCTATGATCTTAAGCATAAGCACGGCAGGGTATGAGAATGACGGCATATACGACGAGCTTATGAAACGTAGCACCAGCTTTTTAAAGGGTAACAGCAAAGAGCGCAGGCTTTTGCCGTTTATCTACATGATAGATGACGTGGAGAAGTGGAACGACATAGAAGAGCTTAAGAAAGCTAACCCGAATATGGGCGTTTCCGTAAAAGAGGGCTTTTTCATTGATGAAATAGCCGTAGCAGAAGGCAGCTTAAGCAAGAAAGCAGAATTTTTATGTAAATACTGCAATATCAAGCAGAACAGCTCTATTGCATGGCTGGAATACATGACCGTAGACCGGGCAGGGGTAGAAAAGACATTAGAGGATTTCCGGGACTGCTACGCAGTGGGCGGCATTGACCTTAGCCAGACTACGGACTTGACGGCGGCAAGCGTTGTGATCGAAAAAGGCGGTGTGCTGTATTCCTTTACACAGTTTTTCATGCCGAGAGACCGCATAGAAAGCCTGCAAGCCACGGACGGCGTACCGTATGACATATTTGTAAAGAAAGGGCTGATAACTTTAAGCGGCGAAAATTACGTTGATTACCACGACGTTTATAACTGGTTCATTATGCTGCTGGAAGTGTACGGCATAAGACCGCTGAAAATCGGATACGACCGATACAGCGCCCAGTACCTTGTAAATGATATGAAAAATTACGGGTTCCATATGGATGACGTATGGCAGGGCGAGAACTTAACGCCAGTTATCCGGGAATTTGAGGGAATTATTAAAGACGGCAATTTCAAGATCGCGGACAACAGTTTACAAAAGACACATTTTTTAAATGTTGCGCTTAAGCACAACATGGAAACAAGGAAATTCAGACCTGTAAAGATAGAGCAGCGGGCGCATATTGACGGTTTTGTATCTGTCATTGATGCAATGACGGTACGGCAGAAATACTGGGAAGAGTGCGGCGAGCTGCTGAAAAATGCCGCATAGAAAGGAGAGTAAGCGGAGTGAAATTTTTTGATTATTTATTCCACGGGAAAAAGCTGCAAATGATAGACAGTTATTTTAAAATGCTGAACGGCTACAGCCCGACGTTTACGAGCTTTAACGGCGGCGTATACGAAATGGACTTAACAAGGGTAGCGATCAACAGTTTTGCCACACATTGCAGCAAGCTAAAGCCGGAAATCGAGGGCAGCGCCCTAAAGTCTCTGGAAAGGGTATTGCAGTACAAACCTAACTATTTCATGGACACAACGAAATTCATAAAACGTCTGGCGACGATCTTAGCGGTAGAACATACCGCTTTTATTGTGCCTATTGAGGACGAGACAGGGAGCTTATGCGGCTTTTATCCCCTGCGGGCGCAGCGCTGCGAAGTGGTAGAGGCTGCCGGGCGGGTGTATCTGCGGTATCTTTTCGCAAACGGGGAGTATGGGGCGATTGAGTTTGAAAAAGTCGGTATAATGACTGATTTTGAATACAGCGATGATCTTTTCGGAGAGGATAACAGCACACTTAAGCCCACAATGCAGCTGATACATACTCAGAACGAGGGCATTATTAACGCCGTGAAAAATTCAGCAAGCATACGCTTTCTGGCAAAAGTGGCAAATTTGCTAAAGCCGGAGGACATAAAGGCAGAGCGGGATAGGTTTACAGAGGAAAACTTAAGCGCGGACAACAAAAGCGGCATGATTATTTATGACAACAAGTTTTCTGATCTGAAACAGGTGGAAAGCAAGCCGTATACACCAAACGCGCTGCAAATGCAGCAGATACAGGACAACGTATGTACGCATTTTGGTACAAACATGGATATTCTGCAAAACAAGTTTAACGAGGAAACATGGAACGCCTACTATGAGGGGAAAATAGAACCTTTTGCGATCCAGTTATCGCTTGTTATGTCAAACATGGCGTTTTCGCAACGGGAGCTTGCACATGGGAATGCGATCACATTTTCTTCTAACCGCCTGCAATATGCCAGCAATGCGACAAAACTGCAAGTAAGTACACAGCTTTTTGACCGGGCACTGATTAATCGTGACGGTGTAATGGATATTTGGAACATGCCACATGTAGAGGGCGGCGAAAAGTATTATATACGTAAGGAATACACGGAAGTAAGCCAGCTGGAGAAAAGCGAGGAAAAGCAGCAGATGCCGCAGCCGGGGCAGCAGGCAGCAGGGACGGAGCCGGGGGAAGAGCCAGCGCCGGACGATAAGGGACAGAAAGAGGGTGTAACAGATGCCGGTCAAGCAGGACAGGGAGTATAGGACGCTGGCAGCGCCATTGTCGGCGCAGGCGGCGGCAAAGCGGATAGAGACGGATTTTTACGTTGAGGGCTACGCGACGACGTTTGAAAGCCCGTATCTGCTTTACGAGATCGAGGGTACAAAGTTTTACGAAAGAATAGACGCGCACGCGCTGGACGGGGCAGACATGAGCGACGTAATTATGCAGTATGACCATGAGGGGCGCGTATTTGCCAGACAGTCTAACGGTTCCCTTATTCTGATACCAGACCATAAGGGGCTTTTGATTGCAGCCGATTTAGGCAGGACGGACTTAGCGCGGGGGCTGTATCAGGACATACAGCAGGGCATGATAACTAAAATGTCGTGGGCTTTCACCGTGAAAACGGACAGTTACGACAGGGCAACGCATACAAGGACAATATTAGAGATCAAAAAGGTTTATGATGTATCAGCCGTGAGCATACCAGCAAACGGCGATACTGAAATAAGCGCCCGCAATTTTGCACATAGGAGTTATGAGGCAGAGAGGCAGGAGCGGCTTTTACAGCGGGCGAGGCTACTAAAGATCATAGCCAGTTTATAAAAACCAGAAAAGGAGATTGCAGGAAATGAACAGATTAAAGGAAATCGAGGCAAGGTTAGCCCAGATCAAGGGCGAGCTTACCACAAGGGCAGCAGAGCTGACAGAGGCAGAGATCACGGCACTGGAAACAGAGGTAACGGCATTGCAGGAAGAGAGGGCAGCATTACAGGCGGCAGCGGAAAAGCGCAAGGCGTTACTGGAAAAGATCGCAAACGGCGAGCCTGTAGAGGGCGACGGGGGAGAGGCAGCGCCCGTAAATGTCCTGCGGAATTTCAAGCCGACAGATAACAGCGACGGCGACGGGGACAAATACGGCAGCATGGCATACAGAAAGGCGTTTATGCAGTATGTCTGCCGTGGCGCGAAAATCCCGGCAGAGTACCGGGCAGACGCAGTAAGCAAGACCACGGACGTAGGCGCGGTTATTCCTACAACCGTGCTGAACCAGATCGTAGAAAAGCTGGAAAGCACGGGCATGATCTTAGCCCTTGTCACCAGAACGGCGTACAAGGGCGGCGTGGGTATTCCTGTTTCCACGGTAAAGCCCGTGGCTACATGGGTAAATGAGGGGGCAGGCAGCGAAAAGCAGAAAAAGGACATCAAGAAAGACGGCATGATTACTTTTGCATACCATAAGCTGCGCTGCGCGGTAGCCGTATCTCTGGAAGTTGACACAATGGCAATGAGCGCTTTTGAGACGCTGCTTATCAACAATATTGTTGAGGCAATGACAAAGGCGATTGAACAGGCGATCATTGATGGCGACGGGACAGGGAAACCAAAAGGAATTTTGCAGGAGACACCCGCAGACGGGCAAACCATTGACAGCGCCGCGCCTGCCTATGCTGATCTGATTAACGCAGAGGCGGCGTTGCCACAGGCATACGAAAACGAGGCGGTATGGTGCATGAGCAAAAAAACGTTCATGCAGTATTACGGGCTGACAGATGCCAACGGGCAGCCGATCGGCAGGGTAAATTACGGGATTGCCGGAAAGCCGGAGCGTACGCTTTTAGGCAGACCTGTAGTATGCTGCGATTATGTAACAAGCTATGCGGAAACGCTGGCAGCAGGCACGGCTTTTGCTTTCCTCTTCAATTTCAAGGACTATGTGCTGAATACCAATTACGCCATGGGCGTAAAGCGGTATGAGGACAACGACACCGACGACACCGTAACAAAGGGTATCATGCTGGCAGACGGCAAAGTAGTTGATAAAA